CATTCAATGAAGATGCAAGACGAACTTGAGTGCTTCCAATTCCTGTTGCAGTAGCATTAGTAATTGCATAGTAAATTGAATTGTGATCTAAACCATCAGGAATTTCTCCAGTATCACTAACAATTCTTACAGTCTCGCCATTGATAAAATCGTGAGGTGCCGTTAAAGTAATTGTATTTGCTGATATATTATTAGTTACTCCATTTGCAAGTTTAGCAACATCATATTCTTTTTGATACGTAATTTCATTAGATCCATCCATTACGATGGTTGCAGAATATGTTGTAGATATTCCAGAATTTGAAAGGATTAGATTTAATTGATCATTTTGTTTTGCACCAATTCTATAACCATCAATGACATTAATTGGTCTAGAGTTTTCGTTTGTCTGATTATAAAGATAAAGTCTGGAACTATTACCAACACTTACAGTTTTAGCAATATCAATTGAATCGAATTCAATTGTGATTTCTGATGTTGTGATCTCTTTTGGTGGTACAATATGACTAATATAACCTAAATCGTCACGAACGAATTTATCATCTCTAAATCCTTTTGAGAGAAGTGATCTTGCACCAAAGTTTGAGTTAGAGTTGGTGATTGACATATCACCACCACTATCTGCTTCAAAGTGTTGTGCATATCCAATCGCAAAGATAGATACACACTGAATAAATGCATTATTACTTGCTTTAATATGATAAGATTCATAAGATGGTTTATATCTTGCAAGAGAATCTGAGTAAATATTTGATACGTTTGTCGAATCAATATATTTACCAGTAGTTGGGTCATACTTCACAAAAGCATTATTGTCTTTTTGCAGAGAAATTCCTGTAAATTGAGCAACGACCATGCTCTTAAATCCTGTTACAGAATTTCCATCTGCGTGCAATCCACAAAGTCCATACACGGATCTCAATGAGCAGTTAAAAATGTATGGTGATGCTGATGTGACAGTATCAACTACAATGTTGAGTGTTCCTTGGCCAACAATAAAGTCAATTCCTGTCGGTGGTGGATTTGATGTTGCATATTTAATTTCTGTATTACTTACAACTTGTTTGACAACATATTGTCCATTAAATGTACTAATACCAACATTATTAATACGAATTGGGGTATCAACATCAAGTCCAGTAACTTCTTGTGCTAAAGTTACAGTAATTTCTGTTCTTTCTCCACCACCAGATCCATCACCAGCACGAATACTTGAGATCCCAACTTCTTCACCACGAGATCCAACAATACGGTATTCATCAATTTTAGATTCAATATCAACTACTGATGGATAATCTGGAGAGATTGGTCTTCCACTTGAATTTCCATAAGCAAGACCAATCTTTTCATAGTAAATGTCTAGATCAGTTCTGTCTGTAGAGTAGGTGTTGAAGGCATCATTGATTTCTACTGCATTTGCGCCATCTGCATATTCAAATGCAGTGAGTTTATTATGTGAGAAGTTTGGAACAAATGTGTTATTTGTATAATCTTTATAACAGACTCCATTTGGATTTGCATCAAAGATTGACATCTGCCAAAGATAGCAAGCACCAGTCAATCTTAAAATTGCAGATCTTCCAATATTGTCGTTTTCTGGATCAGGAACATACTTTGGACGAATCTTTGTTTTACGAAGATCATATCCTACAACAGAGGTTCCTCTTGGAACCATTACACCACCATGAACGGAGTTAAACTTATAAAGAGCATTATTATCTGCATTTATGTCAAAGTTTGTTTGTAAGTCAAACTCATAAAAATCAGTTGATGTGGTTCCATCTCTTTTAAGAAATGTAGAACCTGTAATTGGAATCCATCCAGGTCTATTATCAATTAAGTGCTCGCCTGGATATAGGAGAATTGTTGTATTACCAAACTTATCATTATTTGGGCCTGGAAGATATGAGAATCTTGCTGCTTCAATTAATGCACGTTGTAAGGTTTTAAATGGTCTTGCTGCACTAGTTCCATCATTCTCAATGGAATCTGTGGAGTCTAATGCATTTGGATCGACATATATGATATTGCCACGAACTGAACGTAAGAAGTTCTCTAATCTTGAAAGACCCATCTTATTGATACTTATAGTTTCCGTTATAAGTTATTTATCACAAAAAAAGAGACCAGGATTAACTCCTAGTCTCTTATGGCAATTCCTTCACACGGACTCTATTATTTTACCACTTTTGTTCTTTCCATGTCAAGTTTTTTTTAAGTTCTTTGTCAAATATCATCAAGTATCTATGTTTTCTACTTCTTTCTCTCCACTCACCTTTCAGTCCTTTGATAGGTCCTCTTGAATGCTTTACAAAAGAACCATCAGACTGCTTAATCCAGAAATCAGATTTCTTATCGGTTAAACCATAGTATTGAAAATTGCAAGCTCTGTATATAATTCCAGAGTGGTGATTATTGTCAGCATAGCTAAGAATAGCACGAACGCGGGCATCTTTTTTAAACCTCCGTATACAACGACTGACGAACCAAGATGTAATATTATATTCTTCTTTTTGAAGATCGGGATGTATACAAAGTCGTGAAAGTTCGTATATCCCTTCTTGTTGATTTCTTTCTAGTCCAAATGCACCTACGGCAATTTCTGGAACTGGGAGACCAGTAAAAATGCAAGCACCAAGACACCCGCCAATATTAAGGATATCTGTGAATGAGTTGCGGTATAGTCCATAGTTGAAACCAGATTTGAAATCTTTGGATTCGTCTTTAAGATAATGGTAGGTATAAAGAAGTTCTTTGATTTCTTCTTTACCTACCTTATCTATGTAAAAATCTGATTTCATTAAGTATTTTTACTCACTTTGTTTGCATTCTAACATATACTCTACAGTATTTGCAACATCATTCATTGCATCACGAAGAAATGGTTGCTGACCAGATTCTTGTTTACGAATAGGACGTGATGAATCTGTTAGCGTCCAACGCCACTGCTTCATTCCTTCACAATACCAAAGATTAATTTTCATGCTTGAAATGTTCCAGTTCGACCCAGTTGAGGAGGGTTTGAAATGCCGTGACGGAAGCATCCGTGCAGTTATCATCCTTAAGTTTTTGAACATAATATTCAAGTGCTTCAATGACCATCTGACGGTCTTGTTGTGAAATAAGTGACATTTGGAGTTTTATAGAACTCAAGCCTCTAGACAGAATTGAACTGTCGTCTCCGCTTTACAAGAGCGGTGCATCACCACAATGCTTTAGAGGCATTTAATCAACAGGCAACATTTCTGGGTTTTCTAAATCCAAATCATAAAGCAAAGGATGACATTCTTCTAACATAAGGTAGTAAGAAGATTGATATAAGTCTTCTGGTTCAAATCGTCTTTCGTTGTCTGCTAGGTTGATAAGTTCCAAATCGAATATAGATTCGTCTGGCAATTCATCAAAAGTAAAAGGAATAGAATTTATGAAATAAAGCAAAACAATTTGTTTTCCTCGATTATACCAAACATATCTGGCATCAATACGGTATTTCATAAGGTTCCGTACTTTTGGTTATTTAGAGGATAATCCTCATAGGCGAGGCGGGACTCGAACCCGCATGGGCGCAATGCCCGTCAGATTTTAAGTCTGAGATGTCTAACCAATTTCATCACTCGCCCATAAAAACTCAGAAGAAACTGAGTTGATTGTCAGATTTTAACACATAAGTGGGAGGGTGTAAACGACAGTATTCATTAAATGTAATCTTCATCTCTTTAGAAGTAAGACCACAGTTTGATGCCGCCTTAGGAACGTTCCATTTTGCTGAGAACAGCATTTCCATTGATTCTCGTGTTTCAGGTCTCATTTAAAAAAGTAATGGGTCTAAAATTTTGCCGGGAATTTTTCCCCCCAAAAATGGAACTTAAAGTGGATTTGCGTATGAGAGTGTCTCTTCATCCACAGTAGCACGAACAAAGTCTAACACATTCATAAACTCATCCACGGTATCGCAGACCACTTGCTTTTCTGACCCCTCACTGGAGTACAGATACACGGTTCGTTTGATTGGGTCCACCACGCATCGTGAGAGATACTCTTCTTGCATTTGGTCATCCGTTGATTACCTTAGTAGTGTATCAGGTCCTGGGTCAGGTGTCAAGAGGTCGTACCTGTTTCTTAGTAATCGTATTTCTGGGTCCTCTATATTTTGGATCAAGTAAGTTTCTTTTTTCATCTTCTATATTTGGATTTATGTGATTTGGATCTGGATAATCACTCCAACTGTTTCCTTCATATTCTACATGAAGAGGATTGATATCTTTTCTTTCAGCATAAATGTGATAAAAACAATCTATTGGCATTCCACCTTTTGATTGAAGATATACTTTTTCTTCATCCCATCTTTTAACGATAACATCCTGATGCGCTCCGATGGGTTGGAGTTGAACGGAAATGCTATCCTCATGCACCAAGTCTTTCCAATAATAAGGAAATTCAATTTCAGTTTTATTAGTCAACCTTCCTCTGAAGTAAACTCCAATTTCAGGTCCCTCTATACATGCATATGATAATCTCCATCCCTTACCTTTGGTTGGATGAACCATATCAAAGGTTTTTCCTTTTTCATCTGCGGTTGCGAATCTAGATGCCAATCTTCCTTTATTATCACAGTCAACTTTTCCACTCACATATAAATCGCCATCAATATAAACTACATCTGTAGTTGGTCCCGTAATATATAAAGCATTTTCAGTTTTCCCATCACCTTCTATGATAGCATCACCAGTAACATGAAGTGTCCTATCTGGAGTTTCTGTTTGGTTATTATTAAGTTCTCCAAGCATTACTGTAGCTTTTACACTTGAGAACTCTTCTCCGACATTAAAAGGTCCCTGAATGTAAGCAGAACCAGTTACAGGTTGTCCTTTATCATCTTGATTGCATTTTGGTGTCGATTCTTCACTTGTAACATAAAGTGGTCCAGACATCATTTCTGGACTATTGCATACAGAACTCATATCAATCTCCTAATTAAATTTTAAATGGCAAATTAAGTGTTGATGGAAATGCAGTAGTTTTTAAAAGTTTTACTCCAACACCAGTCAACTTTTCAATTGATCCACCATACATTTTCATAATATTTATTGCTGACATTTGAAGTGTGCCATCTGTCATTATATTACAAACTTCATCTGCTGTCACCTCTACTTTTTTAGAGATCAAATTAATACTTTCATTTCCGTCTAGAGTGATGTTGCCATTGCTTCCATCATCACCTTTAGCAATCATATCAATATTTTCCGCTTCAATACGGATACGACCCTTAGTTTTGATTACAATATCCCCACTCGCAGCATCAAAATACATTCCAGGTTGTCCCTTTGGAATATTGTCACCAGAAACAACTTGATATCTTCCTCTACATCTGGTATTAATCCACCCCTTTCTTGGTGCAGTTTGGTCAATAGTAATATATTCAAGACCACCTTGACCTTGAAGCATTACTGATGATTTTACCTGATCCTGATGAATGTGTCCATAACGAATGGCACCATCTTTTGTTTGAATAACTTTTGATTCGTAATTAACAGATTTTGCCATTAGAATTTACCTACACAATCTACTACTTGAATAACTGTTGCTGTTGGTGGAATGGTTTCAACTTCTTCTGGAGTTACCACTCTAAAAATTGGTGAAAACTCTGCATTGTAACCAGTATCCGAAATAACTTCAATTTCTGGAATGTCATCAAATCCAAGTCCTGGATTAATAACTTCAACACCAACTACAGCACCTCCAACTATTTTTGGTTTGAGAACTGCACCCCTATCTGGGGTAACTCTAATGGTATCATTTGGTTGATATCCAAATCCTTGGTCTAAAATAGAAACTTCTTCTATCTCCAGAAGAACTGGATAGATTGATGTTGGTTGTACTACTGGTGTTGGTGGAATGTATGTGCTTCCATCGGGTGGTTGAATTCCTTCTGGTACGACAAAATATCTACCATCATCAGTAATCGCATAACCTTCATCAGCCTCTTTCCAGGTTCTACCATCACCACCAAGACTTCCATCTGGTATTGCTATATATCCATCTCCCGCAGACTCAATGGTAATATTACGAATTTGTCCACCACCCTGTGTGGTAGTACCAATACCAGTCATGTTTGCTCTTACTCTAGAACCACTTCCTTTACCACATTCATCAATTAGTTCAACAAAAGGTTCTTCTAAGTAATTTTTTCCGGGATTGACAATATCAAATCCAATTACAGATTGTGAATTTGGACTAATAATTGCATTAGCTACTGCTCCAAATCCACCACCACCGAATATTTTTACTTTTGGTGGTCCGCACTGAAGAGGTGCTGTGGGGCAAGATGGTGCAGTTGGTAATAAGTTTTTTGGTTGAAGTTGTTCAACTTGATTGATATTTAATTCTT